CCATCACCGGTCCAGGCTCCGGCAGCGAGTCCGTATACCCAGGCCAACTGGGAGTCGCAGGTTCCTCCGCAGTACCAACAGACCTCGGCACCATCGGCAGCGCCGACTTGGCAACAAAGCCAGACATCCTCGCCCAACTCTTCCCAAACCTTCTCGGTCAGCTCCTTGGAGGACGTGGCCCAGGTGCTGGATTGGAGTCCGGAAAGCCGGATGGTAGTGGCAAACTACGGAACGGAAGCTCCGGCGATTCTAAATCAGTACGCCCTAAATCTGGAGGGAATGCTGGACAGCGCCGTGGCGTGGGGAGAAACAGCAACTAATACCCTTATGGGGTATGCAAACTTTGCTGTCAACGAGCACAAAGAGAATCTGGCTTACAACGAAATCCTGACGAACCCCGACGTTCTGTCTGATTACACCCTGGAATTCTTTGGTCCTCAAGGTCCGTATCCTGTGTACGAATCTCAGCAGGAACTGGAGACTAAAGGTTATCCCACTGCTCCGGTTGGTCAAGCAGGTTCTGTTGTCCCCGGTCTGCCTGCTCCCCCGCAACAGGAAGCTCCTCAGCAACCTCAAGATTTCTGGGGTGCCTTTAAGCAGCAGATGGATTATGACCCGACCCAAGCTTGGCGCATTGTGAACCAAGCTGATCCTCGCGTCATGGCTAACAAATTATTTGTAATGGAGTGATCTCATGCTTGCAGGTAAGTATATGCGTGGCATTGCTCAAAGTCCTGTAGGTTCTGCTGTGGCTGGCGGCGCTGCTGCCGCTGGCCTTTCTGCTTTAGGCAATGTTGGTTCTGACAAACCAGCTGATCGTATTGCCGCTGAAGCTTTAGGTGCAGCTGCTTTAGGTGCAGCCGCTGGATCTCGTGTCCCAGCTGTACGTAAAGTTTTATCTAAAGAGAACGTAGGAAACACTGTTGGACCAGCAATGGCTGATGTTTATCGAAGTGTTCCTTTATCAGAAAAAGATGCTTACGACTTTGCTCGATTGGGCAAAGGAATTGTAGATGCAGCACCTTATGCAGCAGGTGCTATTGCAGCTGGCGGTATTACAGCCGCTGGTGGACTTGGCGGACAAGTTGGTGGCGGGGTAGCCAATTTAATGGGTATTGATCCAGAGAATCCAGGCTCCAGTAACACCATGGGTGCTCGCTATAGCATGCAAGGTTATGTATAAAATAAGTCACTGCTAAAATTTATAGTAGATAGGCTTAAACCGAATCTCCAGACCTTTATTTATCTTTAGACCTAGAGGATAGACGATGTTTTTAGACAACGATTTTCCTAAAATCCTAGGTGCGGAATTATATCGTCCGCATCCAGCTTATATTTGTGAAATGGCTGTTGAGCCTGTGGTCGTCCACGACTTCACCTCTCAGCCTGGCCAAACTGTTCAGCTCGATCGCTACAAGTTCTGGGGATCGCCCGGTACCAAGGACAGCCGTGAGCGTATCTCCGATCAAACGATTGGTACTGCAAACAGCCGCAACATCACCAAAGAGAAGGTGCTTGTTGTGTTGAAAGAGTACACCGGCCCTGCGGACCCGGCTGATCCTACCCAGCCTTCTACTTTCAAAATTGCTCGGGAAACCCTAATCACTGCTCAGCGCTTGCTGCTTGATACCGGCAACCTGAACATGTTCCACCAGAGCATCGGCAGCTTGACCCTGTTGGATGACTACCGCCGTTGGCGTGACCGCGTCTTCATTGACGAACTTGCTAAAGCTGAGGCACAAGGAAAAGCTGGAACTACCCAAGGCGGATATTACTTTGCTGGTGATAAAGAGAAAGATTCCCAGGGTCGTATCTCTTACACTGCTGCTGAGTACACCGCACAGGTTCAGCAATTCTCCGTCCGCACCGACCTCTTAGAGGTTGTAAAGGATCTGCGTAAGCGTAACGTTCCTACTTTTGCTGACGGTCTGTATCGCTGTATTTGCGATCCCGTTTTCATGATGCATCTGCGTCGTGATGAAGACTTCCGTGAGATCGCCCGCTACAGCGGCAATCCTGGTCAAGGCATGTACATGGCTAACCCCATGATGCCTAACAACTCCAGCTTCTACATGGGTCCTCAAGCTGGTCAGGGCTACTTCCTGGCTGGTGAGCCTGTGATGCCAACTGGCGTTCAATTTGAAGGCGTTAAGTTCTTTGAGTCAACCAACTTCCCGACCAAAACTGTTAACGCTTCATTTGATGATGGCAATGCCTATGCTGATCAAGAAGTTGCACAAGGATTCTTCTTCGGTCCTCAGGCTATCGGTATTGGCATTGGCGGCCCGAACGCTCAGGTGTTGATCAACAACAATGATGACTTCTCTAGATTCATCATTCTTATTTGGCAGCTCTACGCTGGTTTTGAAGTGTTGAATAAGGACTTCATCACGAACTCCTTCAGCTTCGTTTCTGATGATGGCGTAGTCTGATAACCATTAACGTCCACACATACACTTTTAAGTAAATGGCATATTTATCTGCTAAAAAGATCTACCCCGCCGACATGTCGGAGCCGCTTAACGGCTGGTATCAAAATATCGATACCCGTGGTGGTTCTACCAACAACGCTTCTAAGGCTGGCCCGACTTCTGTTCTGGCCACCCCTGGTTGGCGTTATTTCCAACAACGCGGTTACGTTCCTGTTACTAACGCCAGTGGCGATGGTTATGTTACGACCGCTGAAGTTATCATTCCTTCTCCTTACAAGAATGATGACACCCGCGTTAACATCACTGGCATGACCGTGACGGCTAATGCCACTCTCCCCGCTTATGCCTATCGCGCAACTATTTCAGTTGCTCAAGGCTGGGGTGATGGTCGTATTGCTAGTGAACTGATTACTTCTGGCGCTAGCCAAGTAATTGGTTTTGGTCCTGGTACTTCAACTGCTCCTTCAAATGCCTCTGGCATTGTTGATGGCGCTAATGTTACAGCTACTAGCAGCGCTGTGGCTGCTGGAACGGCTGGTTATGGTGCATGTCCTCTGACCTCCGGTGTTCAGTACAAAGAGTTAACTGCCGATACCACTTATCGCGTTTACTCCAAAGCTAACACCAATTCCACCTCTACCAACGGTGGCTGGGCTATTTCTGATGCCGACAAGGCTGCAGGCAATACCGGCTACATCCTGGTTGAGCTGTGCTACATCCAACCTGATGTGGCCATGGAATATGATGACATCGAGCAGTACATTCCTTATAAGGTTGCATCTAACTACCCTGGTTATTGATAATTAGGGTAATATGGGGTCAGTGAATTAATACTGGCCCCGATGCTATATCAGCATAAAAAAACTGGCACAAGAGTTAAAGTTGTTAGTCAGTGGGATGATGGCGATTGGTTCATGGTCGAAGACCAGGACGGTCGCATTTTTACTGTTTATAAAACAGAGATTGAACAAGACCAACAAGCAACGAAGAAAGTTAAAACTCTTCAAGTTAAAGATGCAGCATCAGGTGAAGAACCACGTAAGTTTCCAACCGATACTCGTTTAAACATCAATGCAGCCACGCCTCAAATGATTTCAGATCATATTAAAGGCATTGGTATGAAGACAGCAAAAGATATTAAAGATCTTCAAACTTCACTTTCTGGAGAACGGTTTCATAGTTTGGAGCAATTAAGACAAATTAAACGAGTTGATTGGGATTCTGTGTTTGCTGCAGATCTTATTCGTGTTTAAGGCCTAAGGGCCTTTTTTATTGACACAGTTTAGAATGAATTGATAAGCCTGGTGTGTAGTGCAGTTATCCAATTTTGATAAAAGCAGAGTCAGGTATCACTTGGGTTACTACATTGTTAGTGTCCCTGCAGGTGATTATGCTCGTCTTGAAGAAGCATTGAATTCCGTACCGGATACATTGTTTCATGACAAGATTGTTGCACAAATTAATCGGTGTGATGCAGCTGAAAAGAAAACACAGCTTGCTTCATCTGATCCTGATTTCACTCCTCCTAGTACTAGGGTTGAAGGCATCTTAGGTGACGTTGACCGGACGATTCGTTCTAGCAACGTAAGGGATGCTTTACGCCTATGGAATGACGTGTATCTGTATGAGACAAATCGTCTTGCACAGATTCTGTATGTTCCTAACTATAAGGATGAGATGCAAGCACGGTATCGTTATGAACGATCTGGGGCTGAATTTATCCAAGCATTGCCTGGTCCAGCTGACGTTACTGTTGGCAGCAATATTGTTCTCCATCGCTCTTATCGATAATGTCATTAGCAGGACGCCTTATTAATCAACTGGTTAAAACTGGACGGCGTGTTATTCCGCAACCTCGGTTTGCACCAGCATCTGCATTAGATACGATTACGAATCCAAAAACATATATCCAGTTAGCAGATGATGCAACTGATGCGTTAGGACAATTACTTCCTCAACAATTTAGAGGTGCAGGTTTTCAAAATGTTCCGACTAAAGCATTAGGTGCTTTAGATGATTTAAGAGATCTTCCTGCAGGGCCAATTAAAGAAATGGCTCAACGAAAAGCTGCACAACAGTTTACTAAAGCTGCTGGTTCAGGAACGCAACGTATACCTGTTATTCCTACTGGCGGACAACAAGTTATCCCAGGCAGTGTCAAGATGCTGGCTGATGATATTGTTACTGCAGGCTCAACTACTTTAAAACGTCCTGGATTATTAAACAGTGTTGTTGGTGGTGCTAAAAGATTTCCTTACGTTGGTGCTGCCCTTGCAGTTGGAGAAGGTTTATTAGATGGCCGTGATCCAATAGATGCTGTTGCCCGTGGTGCTTTTGGCGTAACTGGCAGTGCTTTAGGTGCAATGGGCTATGGCGCATTGGGTTTACCTAGTGGTCCAGGTGCTCTTGGTACAGCTTTGTTTGGTGGTGGTCTTGGTTATGAAGGCGGCACGCAGTTTTATGACAATGTTGCTAAGCCTGCTTTTGTTGATTACTTAAAAGATCCAGGTGTCTTTGGTGGTGGCATGCCTGGTGCTGATGTATTAAGTGCCCCTATCAATACTGGTAGATCTTCATCACTAGCCAACTTAGGAAGGAACTATAAAGAAGAAGAATTATTAGCAGCACAAAAAGCAGATCTTTCTAGACCTTTACAACCCGTTGAAATACCTGAAGTAAAACTAGATAAAAAACCTAAGAAAAAAGAAGTCGGACCAACCCCTGACTACACCTTAGACCCAGTACCTCGGGTTCAACCCCCTGGTCCTACCGATCCTCCGAGCACTCCTACTGTTATCCCTGGTACGCCTATTCCACAAACTCCTAGTGTGGCTGCGCGTCCTTATGCGCCTGCAGATCAATCAGGCAATGTGGGTGCAACGTACGCTAATGGCACCAGCACAATGCCTAATGCCAACGCAGCCAATACTGTTTTGCCACCTAATGCAGAACAAATTCTGCAAGCAAATCCAATGGATATTTATGCCCAGGCACGGGTAGCATCCTTGGGGCAAGACCAAGCTGCTGCAAATAAAGTACGTGATTTAGGGCTTGCTATTCACCGTCAACAGTTCCCTAATCTGTATAAAACGGATAATACAATGCCTGGCGCTATGACAGCTAAAGATGATGCTAATGCATTAGATGATGTTGTTCAAGGACAATTAGATGATGCAATGTTGAGCGTTTTTAGTGGTGGTCAACCTTTGCTAGATCCTAATAAGTTCTTACAGCTGCAATTAAGTGGGCGAGTGGCGCGATGAGCAGAAAATACAAAGTTACTGATGTTGATAGAGCAGCAACCTTTGCTACTGCAAATCGTTTGGGTTTAGATCCTTATGAATTTGGTGCTGTTTTAGATAAAGAATCAGGCATTAACCCTAATATTTGGGGTGGGGATGGAGGAAACTACTATGGTGCTATTCAATTTGGAAACTATGAAAGAAGTGAAGCAGGTTTAGATCCAAAGAAAATTGGCAACTATACACTTGCTGAACAGATGCCCCACATTGAAAAGTGGGTTTTAGGGCGTGGGTTTAAACCAGGAATGGGTGTAGATAAACTCTATGCCACTATTCTTGGTGGTAATCCAGATGCAGATATGAATCTGCCTGATTCAAATGAGACAACAGTCAATAATTCTTTACGTGGTCTTATGAGAGGAGGGAAAAATTATAACTATGCAATGCAAGTACTAGGGCCAGCCCCGGAAGGCGCTTTGCTCAGTAACAGTGCATTTGAACAAACCCCTACCCAGACCGCAGCACAAGCACTTACTACAATCACTCTTCCTGATGGAACTACTATTAGTGTTGGGCCTAATGGTGTGGACGCTCGTCCGTCAGAAACAAAAAAAGATAACCCACAAGATTTTGTTAGCCGATTTCTTACCGAACAAATCTATAGTGGAATGTTGCAAGGTGATGAAAACAAATCAGTTGTTGATGGATTAATTGAACAAGCTCAAGGTGGAGGATATATTAGTGCAAAGAAAGCAATGGAGTTATTTGGCGGCTTTGATTAAAAAAGCTGTATTAAAATAGATGAATCAGGAGTGACTCATGGCAACTACTAATACAAATAAGCAACCTGTATTTGTTGATCGTCCCTTGATTGAAAGGAAACGAATTACAAATCAAGTTGTTGGAGCCGCCGGAAACTTAAATGTTTTAGGCGGTCAAAACCCAGCTTTGATTGTTGATATGGATGCAGCGTTGTCAAGCGACAACAATAGTGGCGGTATTGTTGATAGTATTACGATTGTTCGAGATAATTTTAGTGCAGAACAAACTGAAGATTATGTTGTTAACAGTACAACTAGTGGTGATTACATTAGTCTGACAAGTGGTCAAAGCGTGCATATTGCAGAGACTGGCATTACTGATGTCCCTGCTCAATACGGTATCGGCTATTACACCTACACAGGAAGTACTCCTATTGAAGGTCCAAATAACACTATTGAATTTAGTGGAGGTACTGGTAGTGGTTTTGTCTTTACTACGGTAACTCAAGCAACAATGCCTTCAGTGACATTTGTTTGTTATCACACCCGAGGTACTACAGTTCCCATTCCAGCTAATGGTGATTACGGAATTATTTTTTCAAAAACAGTCCCGACTAATCAAGCATTTGTTGATTGTACAAATGTAATGCCTGAATTAATTGTTCCTCTACCTGAAGCAGGTAATACTACGGGTGTAGGTAATGCATCACCTTTGAAAAATCGTGGTATTTATCTACAACGTGGAGATCGTTTATATATGGGAGTTCTTCAAGACGGTGTTTATAATACCCCATCAGGTTACACTCCAGGTGTACATGTAATTTCGCAAGGCGGTTATTTCTAATGCCTAAAGGGTTTGGGGGTTTTGGAAACAAGAACCCTAAAGCTAATACAGGGTTTGACAGGTTTAAATTCGATAGTGGTAGCAACTATCGCGTTAAACCGATTAAAGCAGAGTTTGGCGGTTCTATCCCAAATTCAATTTATAATTACGATGAACAATCGGCATGGTTGCGTTGGCGACGTGGATGGGAACTGGCTACATCTGATATTGCTCATGCTGCTTATAATTATGATTTTAAGTATTTAATACCACAGACTTCTGGCGCTATTGATGAGATTGGTGGTAGATCGCCTGAAATGACAGGTACATTTAAAGGTTTTCCAACACCCAACAAAGAACTTGGGATGCATTGGACTGGGATTATTGAAGCAGGTAACTTACGGTTTGATAATTTAACTGACGTTAGTGGGGTTCGTTTGGCTGTTTCAGGCGAAGCGCATCCACAAACATTATTTTCTGGTGTTAGTCAAGACAACTCACGTTTCTGGTACATTCAACTATCAGGAACTTTCAGTACAATTAGCGGTCAACAAGTACCACCTCCTTTATTAGTTACATTTTCTGGTGGCAATACAGCTAAACCAATTGTTGGTGACATTTTAGAAGACAAAATTATCACTGTGTCTGGTGAAGCAATTGACAGTGAAACCCGTAATCCAGCTACAAATATACGCTATGGTTTTGTACAGGCAGTTTTAGTTGGGATTGATGAGTACCAAGGGATTCTTCAGTTTGAAAAACGTGGTTCTGTTCAAAGCACCATTGATGGCGTCCAGATTACTCCTTCGCGAATCCCTCCGCATCCTGGACGTTTTTTACAAACAGGTCGTCGATACTGTTGTACTTGCCAGGATTTTACTCGGCGTGACTATGCTTACATTTCAACTTTGGGTCAAAGGCGCGGACGCAGTTTCCCCGTCACAGCACCAGGAGCTACAACTCCCGGACGTTACGAACAACTCAAAAAATTTGATCAGTTAACTCAAGCTGCGCAATTAAAATGGACAGAATATTTTGTTGAAAATAATCTATTTGAGTTGGTAGCACCTAGTGGATATGCCTTAGAAGAAGTTACTTCAGGGCAAATTGAAAAAGATATACGTTTACCTGAAAATTTATATCGTGATTTCCCTGGTATTTTTGCTGACTTTGGCAGCATTTATACCCGTGGATTTGGTGATAATGAATCATTTACTAGTGGCATTGCAGAAGGTATGCCTAGTTATAAAGATTATAAAGAAAGTGGAGACCTTGTTTATGAAATTAATGATGATTGGACATTTACATTAAATCAATACAGATTTTGCAAACACATACAAGCATTACGTTATATGCGTGGTGAATTTCCAATTGAACCATCTGATTATCCTTTTGCTACAGCAGAAGATTTGGTGACATGGGAAGATAATCTCGTTGATAAAACAGCTAAAGATCAGAAAAAAGCTTTTGAGAATTTTACGTACTATGGCATGAGCCACATGGATGTGCCACCTTTTAATGTGGAATCTCCGATTATGGTGTCGATGACACAAAAATTATTTAACTTTCCTGCACAATTTGTTCAATTACAAAACTTTGTAATGATCGATAAAAATGGGCAAGAATACGTACCAGGGTCTGGTGAACGGCCTAGTACAGACGGCTTAGTAGAGAATTTCTGATAACCTGTATAATAGTTGTATCAGCGTTAACATAAGTTATCCTGATCAGAGCATTAAATTCACGTTGAAGAGACAAACCAGTGTCTATAGTTCACTCAACATCAGACCGTAGCCATGTTGCATATGCATCTTCCGTCCGATGCACGCATCGTTGACGAAATTTTTTCATTAACAGGAAAACCTAAATGTCGTGACGAAGGCTGGCTTATGGCCATGGTCGCAACTTATGGTAAAACGCCTTCTGAACTAAAAGGTTTTACCTGGAACGAAGACAATACAATCAACATTCCAAACAAAAAAAGACCAGTACGCCCACTCCATCCACAGTGGGTTTTTATATTTCAACTCAAAGAAAAACAGCCTTCCAAAAGGAAAGGCTGGTCCCCTCTCTGCCGCAGTCTTACGTCTGCCCTAGAAAACGGTTCTGTAAACCTTTCTATGGAAGGTGTTTTACTAGCGCATAAAGTACGAAAAGTGTACTACACGCCACTCAAGCAGCAAACATCTGGCTACTCAATGCCAGACAAGAAGTTTGCTTCTGTGTAGACAACAGCTGCTTCATACGAGGAACATGCCAGTAATAGGAGTCCCTTGACCGCGTAAGGGATCCTGCGCCATAATGGTGCCCCAGTTTGCATGCGTCTGTATCACGCAAACGATGCAGCTCTTCTCGGCTGATGTCGAGCTGACGTGCTGCTTTATGGGCAGGTGTCCAAGGATTGGAAGCCATTGTGGAGAATCGCTCTTACCTTTTAAATTTACTTTTCTGCGAAGTTGTGTCAAGCAATTACACTTTGTCTTAAGGCAGGTAAAGTTGTATTAAGTTAGCTGCAGGTTTACAAAAATTAGACTATAAGCAGCTACTACGAATAGGATGTTTAAGACAGAGAACGAACCTCTCGCTCTTCTAGTCGAAATAACTCCTCGTTTAGCAAAAAAAAGATTCCGACAAAGTATATACGAAGCCTGGAACCACATGTGTGCTTATTGTGGCAAACCGGCCACTTCATTGGACCATGTTGTTCCCAAATTCAAATCAGGCTCTTCTAACCGTCACAATCTGGTGCCAGCTTGCCGTTGCTGTAACCACCATAAAGGTTCAATAGATATGGAAGAGTGGTATCAGCAACAAGATTTTTTTAGTGAAGAACGTCTGGCAGATATTATTAGCTGGACAAAAGGCGATAAAATAGAGTTTATATCAGAAATTCCCCTAGATAATCTAGGCTGTGCGTAATGGCATCATATCTTAATGGTAAGTGGTCTAATCTTAACCTGGCTACTAACCAGAGACGTACAGGAAATAATCCATATTTAAAAGGAGAATTTACATCACAATTCCCCGATAAAAGTGCATCAGATTGGGAGCAATTTTGGCCTGTTAGTAGTGGTGCTGGTAATTTTATTACTAATGGAGGTAGCTTTGCTAATTGGGTAACAACCACAAATGATCCTAATAATAACGATTGGCCTCGTTGGACTTTAAAAACTGATACAAGTGAATGGGCAGATCAGTTTCCTGATGATAGAACCACAAGTCGTACAATTTATGTTGCTTATGACAACAGCACAGATACATACACAGGAGGTATTGGTTACACCAAAGAGGAAGCCAAACAGGGAGGCGGAAACAAAGTTATTAGATTAGAAGTTAATAATGAAACCAGTGGCCTTAGAGGCCTTTTAAAAGATCAAAAAGATCCTAGCGGAAATCCTATTAGCGGCCATAAAAATGTTGTAGATGCACTTCGTGAACGGCGGGATGAGCTTAGAGAAAATAACAGATTAAATGAGCAAGCAGAAGGTCAACGCCAAGCGGCGATGGACAGCTGGAACCAAACCAATGTATATCAACCAGCAAATACTTATTCACAACAACATAACTCTACAGGTCAACAATGGAGAAGTGATTCAGCTACTGCATACAACGAAAGTTTAGATGCAGATGATGGTCCTAGACAAGCAGCTGCTGATAACGCTAATGCCCAGGGTGAAGTTGCATATAACTATGCGAACGGTCTAAACAATTGGAGCAAATCAGCTAGTGATTGGGCTAAAGGTTCTCAAACGGGTCTTTATACAGAAAATAGATCACATATTTTTGCTAACAATGGATTGAGAGGAAGCTTAACAAGTTTTGCAAATTCTATTAATCAACAAGCAGCTAACGCTGGATTAGGCGTACTCATTGATGCTAATACAATCAGTGAAACGCTCAATGGAATGAAAAATTCCTATGGAGCATATTATGCGAACGAAAGAATTGATAGTTGGAATGGTCAAACTGATGGGGGTACTTATGACTTAATTGGTCAATTTGATAATCAATATTATTTAAATCAGTATGGAGACAGCCGGGGAATTAATGAAAAATGGGCTAGAGCTGTTCAATATGGAGATCCAAACTCTCCTCTTGATCCTAATAATGATCTTGATGTTACAGCTCGATTTGGCAGCATACAAAACCTTGCTTGGTATGACTATAGCAATGGCGGTAAAACCGATGGAGCCCGTGGTTCAGAAGCTAGCGAAACTACACAAGCAGATAACTATAACGAAAGTTGGGATAGTAAAACTGATGCAGAAAAAGCTACTATTCGAGATCAAATTTTTGGATTAACAGGCGAAGGAGAAACAATTGAGTGGGGTACAAACATCCTTGATCCAACTAGTGATGCAACTGTTAGTTTTCTTGAAGGCAAAGTTGGTGAATTATTTGCAGCAGAAGATCTGGAACAACAAGATAAATTTGGAGGATTAGCTCAAGATGTTTTAAAGAAATCAGTTGATGAATTAAGAAAACAACAAGAAAACGAAAGACAAATGGATATCTTTCGTGGCCTACCAGGCTTCAGTGAAATTTATGATTCTAATAAAACTTTAGTTAATTCTTTACTTGGAGACAGTGGTATTGGTGGTTATCTTGGAATGATGGGAGTTAATACTAGAGACGTTGCTTCAAATTTAGAAGATCAAATTGAAGGTATTACAGGAATTAGCAATAACAATGCACAATTTAACTGGAATAGATGGATGGAAGGAGAACTTAAACCATATTATGAAAATCTTGACCGAATAGAAGGTATGCGTGAAGATGAAGCAGGAAATAAAGTTACTTATGATTTAACAGCAGAAGAAGGTAGACAGTTTATTACAAAGTTTATTGACGAATATATTACTCCTCGTTTTAATATGTCTAAGTCAATGTCTGAGTTTGTTAGTTACTTAGATACACTTGACGAAGATGAGCAGAATATTTTCCAAACACAGACTGCAATGAACAAGCTTCAGCAGACAGCAGAACTTAGTGCTAAGCAAAAATTTAACGAATTGGTTAATAGCTCTGATACTTCTGTTTTTGATGCTGATTATTACTTTGATCCAACAAGTGTTTTAGAAGGTGCAACTGCAGAAGAATTAGAAAATAACTACATGAATGTTGCTGATACATTGAAAAAATATGAAAGACAAAGAGATACTGTTAATCGAGATTGGGCTACTGCAAAATCCAATCCAAGTAGTAAAGCAGGTTTAAGTGGAACAGCTGCAGCTTATAGCTGGGAGCAGTGGGCTTATTTCTATGGAGTTGATATTAACGATAAAAATCAGTTTGCAAAATTGCATTTCCAAGTAACGGGTGCAATTAATCAATTTGATCCAGCTAAAGATATTGTCGGCTTTGATACAGTTAACAATTATTTTAAAGATGTTCTTCTTCCTTTAGTTGAACAAGAAAAAATTAGTTTAGATGATGCAGCATTTATGGAATTTGTTACTCCAGAAGAATTTGCAACTGCAATGTTAGATGGTATTGATCCTCTGGAAAATGAAGAAGAATGGAAAAAAGTTTTAGAACAATTTGGTATTGAAGATATGGATGCAAGTTTAGAAGAAGTCAAAGAATATATTAAAGAAGCATTTGAAACAGGTGAAGCTCAAGCCATTAGAGAAGGTATTAAATATTTAAATGAAAGAAAAGAAGAGATTAATCAAGAAACTCTTGGTGTTGATTATATTGAACGTGATCCTAAAGAAATTTTAGGTGAAGAAGGAGATATTGAAGTGGGCTCTCAAGCTTGGCGAGATTTAATGATAAGTTATAACTTATCTGGTGATTTAACTTATGCACAAGCAACAAATGCTTTATTAGACAGAGAAGAAATTGATGCAGAAACTACAAATCCTTTGTATGAGATTTTTTCATCAAATGGTTATGCTGGAACACAAGATGATTTTATAAGAGACTTTTTCCCTGATGCAAGTCGTGAAGAATTAGCAGACTTAAATTTTGTTGGTCAAGCTCTTCAAGGAGGTATGTCACTAACAGACATTAGCAGTGATCCATTTACAGCAATGAGCCAGTTTGAGGGCTTTCTAGGCGGCTCGGACAGAGATCTATATGGTGTAGATTCAGATCGTGATTTTGAATCAGAATCAAATTACTTTGATTTATTTCCAGATGAAGAAGACTATGCTAGTAATACTGGTCGTGGGATAATAGATTCATGGACAGGCGGATTGTTTGGGTAAATGTCTAAACACAAAAAAGCTGCTTCTGCAGCTAAGCTACATAAAGACAAAATGGCTTGTAATAAGCCACGTCGTACACCAGGACATAAGACTAAATCCCACGTCGTAAAAGCTTGCGAAAACGGGAAAGAAAAAATAATTCGTTTTGGTCAACAGGGTGTGAAGGGCGCTGGCAAGAATCCGAAAACAGCCAAAGACAAAGCACGTAAGAAGTCATATTATGCACGTCATAATGCACAAGATAGCAAGCCAAGTAAGATGAGTGCGAGATACTGGTCGCATAAAGTCAAATGGTAAATGTAGAACTGGAAATGTCTATTGAAGACTGTCGGGTTTTATATCAAGCAGTTTGTGATGCCATTAAATGGTGGCCTGGATCTCCGGCACGTCCACCAGAAGAACAAGAGAAATTGCAACAAATGAAACTATTTTTGTTTAGTATTATGTGTGAAGCTTCTTTAGATCTATGAACAAAAGCGGTAGTTACGTTGTTGGAAAGCCTAAAAAAACTAATCAAGGACAGGGCAAACACTCTAGGCCAAATCATGGCCGCAAAAAAACGCGAGGCCAAGGAAAATAATGCTTTATTGTACTTATAATGGAAGTAAGTATGGTTGAAATTTATCTGAAATGACATTAAAGATGGAGCCAAATAAAACTGAACCCCTTGGTTTACCAGGCACTGCACGACAGCTTGCCGCTGGTGCAGCGTCTGCTAATACTGCTTTAAGCGCAGGAGTATTTCGAATTTCAATTAGAGCAAGCAGTGCTGATATTCGTTTTGAAATTGGCTCTGGTGCTCAAACAGCTAGTGCAACAACGTCTCATTTCATTGCTAAAAATGAACGATTAGATTTTACTATTCCTTCAAATCCGAATATTGCAATTATTCGAGACGCAGGAGTCGATGGAGTTCTTGAAGTAACGGAGCTTCTTTAATGCGATTAAGAGGAACACGTCTTTCGGGAACAGGTGAAAATTCTTCTGTTGTTGATCCTATTACAAATGAAGATCCATCTTTAGATCTTAATTTTGCAGAAAATAAAAGCCTAATTGATGATGTAAGTGGTAATAACTTAATTACGTTTACCCGTTCTAGTAGTGCAACGTTTGTTGGTTCAAATGGATTGATTCAAACTGCAACTACTAATACACCACGCTTTGAATACTCAGCAACAGGCGAAAGCCTTGGACTGTTGCTGGAGGAAGCTAGCACAAATATAATCAATAGTAATTACACCACAAGTAGTCCTATTGGTGGATCAAGTTTGTCTGAAGATCCTGCAATTACTAATCCTGATGGAACAGCAGTCGCGATAAAAGTTACAGCACTTGCTAATAATTCAAGGCATGAAATCCAGAAAACTTCAGGCCCTCCAGCTACTACTCATACACATAGTGTTTTTGTAAAAAAAGGAAATCATCGTTATGTTGGTTTAGCTCAAGGCGGAGCCTCAAATAACATTCATATGATTTTTGATTTAGATACAAAAACTATAACCGATACCGGCGCTGTTAATAACGGCACTTTTGAATCAGCAGGATTTGAAGAATACGCTAATGGCTGGTTTAGATTGCATTTAGTTGGAACAACAGGGGGAAGCACTTTACGAACATTTATGGCTCAAAATGACCAGCAAGACGGCTTAGCCAACTGGACAGCCACTGGCAATGAGTTCTTTTATATTTGGGGAGCGCAGAAAGAAGCCAAAGCATTCCCAACTAGTTTTATTTCGAGTACAAGCACTGCAACCCGTGCGGCTGATGTTGTTGAAATCACTGGCACTAACTTTAGTAGTTTTTACAACACAACTGAAGGTGTCTTTTTTTTAGAAAACGCTTATGCAGATTTAGCTAGCAATCCGTTTGTTCTTGATTGCAGCGATGGAACTTCAAACAATAGACACAGCTTGTTTTATATTTCACAAGCCAATCCTGTAGGGCTTAGAGGTAGGACAAGAGTATCGGGTGCTGACCAAGACCAGCTTCAATTTCCAGTTCCAGCAGCTGGAGTGTTTGCAAAAACAGCTTACTTATACAAAGAAAATGATTTTGCTATGACGTTGGGTGGCGCAAGTGTAGCAACTGATAATAATGGACTAATTCCAACAATCGACAGAGTTACTATTGGTGCTACCTTTGCTAACTCTTCTCCTTGTACCGGACACATTAAACGGATGGCTTACTTCTCAACTCGTCTATCTAATGAAACACTACAATTAATCACTTCCTAACTATGTCAGAAGAAATTATTGAAACTCCAGTACCTGGGCCATACTTCCGTTTTGCTGACGAAGCAGCATGGATTACCGCAGCAAAAACTGCTGGCTTTTATGTCACTGATCCTGATACTGGAACTGAGTTGCTCAAGGCTTATACATCAGACCATGCTATAGATGTAATTGGTATTATTTCTGAAGGTGGTGAATGGGATGATAATGATAATGAAATTGAAGCACCGACTGTGTTATCTGGATGGCATGTTAATGCATTAGGTTCTTTACCAGATTGGGAAGAATTTGAAGTATTTCCTAATCCACCTTATAGAATTTTCTTTACTTAGCTCATTAAAAGAAAAAATAATATATAGTGTAGAGGATATGTGGTTGTTTGATGTATCAGTATTCACCTGCTTTGCTTGAAAGTTTATTAATTATTAAAACCTTTGAAGGGTTTAGTGAAAAAGCTTATGCGGATCCTGATACACATGGCGCTCCTTATACCATTGGCTATGGCACTCAATATTATCCAGACGGTAGTCCAGTCAAACAAGGGCAGTACGTCACTAAAATAAAAGCACTGGAATATTTAAAGCACGAAGTTGAATTAATTGCTAGGCAACTAGAAGAACTCAACCTCGGCCTGGATGAAAGCCAGACAGCAGCTTTAATTTCATTTGCCCATTCTGTTGGCTGGGATACCTTTCTTTATTCCAACATTATTGACAGTTTAGAAGAAGAAGATTATAGCGAAACGGTACAAGACATTAGCTGTTGGATTTTTGATAACGATCATAAAGTTGTTGGCGGTTTAATTGACCGTCGTCGTCATGAAGTCAAACTGTTTTTGAGAGAACAGGATGATTTGCATTCATCATCTAAAGACATTTTGCTAAAAGCTTTTAGAGAATATAGCGGATCTCGTGGGCAGGTTGATGCAATCAGACAATTACAAGAGGCCATTAACCCTTATGCTCTTTCGGTTTTTGCAAATGAGTATAATAACCACACCGAATTAGTTGAGTTTTCCGATAAAGAGTTACAGACAATCTACCAAGACTGGAAGTAGAATATCGATAGCAATAAGATCCGGCATGGAAGATAGCAGTCTTAAGCAATATGAGATGCCTTTACATCTACAGCTAGCAATGCGTAAAGCAGAACTTGCTACAGAGGAAATGACATGGGATCAGATGCGTATTGCGTTGCTGAATCTATACAGCAAAAGATTGATGGAAATTCAGGCAGTCAAAGACATCTTGGTTGCAGAAGGTGTTGATGTTGAATTCAACATCCCTTCAGATATTGAACTGCAAGAACTAGCCATTGCTAAGTTCATGATGGAAGCAGATAGAGATGAAATAGAAGAAGATGAAGAACCACCTGCACTTTTCAGTTAGAATTTAGTGATAGCAATAAGTTTATGCTGTCACATAACTACCGTTTGCGCCTGCAATTTATCTGTGATCGAATTTCAAAAGGAGAAGAAGTTCAACTAGAAGATATGATCTGGGCTGAGAAGTTAGCAAAAGCTAACAAATCAGCTCTTTCAATGATGAATCAAGCTCGCCGTAAAGCCCATAATCCTGATATGGCAGAAGGCGGTTTAGATGATTTCATGAACACCCTGGATCTTGGTGATCCAGATCCAGCAAATCATAGGACCACATTTAGTGGCCCTGATGATATTGCTCAGTGGTTTAGCCAAGAAAAAACTGACGATTGGCGTCAACGTGATTGATTAATCAGTAAAGAAGAGCCGCCTTCAATCTTTATTTAGCAGCACGCGTAGCACGCTTGTTACGCGCAGTTTGCCTGTCAGCTTTGCGCATGCTTCTAGTGTTTTTGATTTCTGCTTTTTTCATTCGTGCATTAGTTCTAGCAGCTTGACGCTCAGACTTTGGTGCACCACTGGCCCTGGCTGCTTTTAATTCAGCACGAAGGTCTTTTCTTTCAGAGCGCAATTTAGCAATTTGCGCTCTATATTCGGCAGGAGAAGGCATGAATTTTAAGTAACTAAATATTATTCTAAATTAATTAGTCTGGTTAAATACCACTGCGCTTTTTGAAGTGACTCAATACCCCCTTTATGTTTTTCTCTCCAAACATACTTGGCTACGTTACCCTTTAAGTATCCTCTATATTCTTCTGGCGTTAGCTGCGCTTCAATGGCTTCGATACACTCAATACCGCCGTCAGTGTAATGCGAAGGATGATTGACATTATCAATTAAAACAGGACGTTCTTTTAAATCGTTACCGCTAGTATCAGTTGCCCAAGGGACTGGGCAAATACCCCCTGGGCAATCCATTACTTCTCCTTCAGTATCTTCTACGACCGGTTGAAACCAGCCACCATCCGGCGTTGGTTCTGCTTTGCTAATTCCATTTCCTCCGGCGATAACTGTCCCATGTCCACTACTAGTTGTCTCGGTTGTGGTTGTGCTCCATGCACAATCCCCTCTTCCACTGATGGAATCAGCCCTGTTACTCCGCATCTTGGTTGTGCCCTAGGATCTACTGCTAAGTTAACACGATCTGACATATTGTCTTGCGTTACTGCTAAACCAGTATTGTATTGATCGTACATAGGCACGTCATTAGTGGCATTAGCCAAGGGCTGACCAAACGTATCTAATGTAGTCATACGTTCTTTTAGGGTGTCGTTATTCCCCATAAACGAATCTAAAAAGCCCATTACTAAAACACAGTTTACCTTAATTATAATTGACACATGGCTTACTCACCCACCTACGATAGGTCGAAGGATTCTGCAAGTTCTGCTGGTTACGTTAGTGACGTAAAACCGGAGGCTGGTTATTCTCTTGACCTGAGAAACTTAGATCCTGAAGAACGACTGACTGCAAAGATTGGAGATGCTGCGGGTGAAGCTCAGCAGAATCGTGTTGAAAAGTCTTTGAGAGCAGCTCGTAGTGCTGCGAAATTCCGGAAAAAACGTTCTTACGATCAGCCATATACAGATAGATCAGGACAATTGTCGGGGATTGTTGAAGGTGATGACT